GTAAGAAGCCCGGCAATTGAATCGCGAAAACCCCATACGGCCGCAACCGCGCCGGCGATGATAATACCGATCGGCGAGAACACGGCGCCAATCACTGCGCCAACGGCCGATACGATTGTCATTACCGAGCCGAGCGCCACGCCGAAACCGACAATAGCCGTACCGATCGCGAGCAGCGCCGCACCGGCAATCGACACGCCGACGGCAATCTTAAAGATGGTCGCTATCAAGGCCTGATTGTTTTTCGCCCAGTCGATGATGCCGGCGACGATCGGCTTGACATATTCAAAGGCCGTCGTGAGCGCCTCGGCAACCGGCCGCCCAATCTGGAATACCAACGCCTTGGCCTGGGTTTTCAGTTGGTCGAGCGAATCGCCGAACGCGTCGGCCGAGTTCGCCGCGTCGGTGCTCATTACGATGCCAAGCGACTCGGCCTCTTTGCGGAACTTGTCCAGGCCAGCCGAGCCGCCGGCCAGCATTGGCAACAATGCCGTGCCGCCGCGTCCCATCAGTCGCATGGCCTCCGCCGTACGCTTCGCCGGGTCTTCGATGCCGACCAGATAGTCCGCCACGTCGCCCAGCTTGTTTGTGTCTAGGCCGTTCTTTTGCATCATACGCAACCCGCGTTCTAGGTCGCCAACGCTTGCGCCAGTCTGCTCAGCCGCGTAGGATAACGCCGACAAGTTCTCCACGCTGGCGCCCGTGCGTGCGGACATGTCGGCCATGCCGCTGCCCATTTGGTTGAACACCTCGGCCGCTGCCATCAGCGGGCCGGTAACGGCCGCCCCGGCTGCCATCATGCCGCCGCCGACCATCGCCGCACCGGTGCCGAACGCCTTGAGCTTGCCCGAAATCGCTTGAAGCGTTTTCGAGAAGTTGTCTTGTGCGTTGACCTCGATAAAAGCCCGGCCGGCTCGTATTCCCGCAGCGCCGCCCATTGTGCAACCCTTCTAAAAGCGAACCGGTCGGGCCGAGCCGACCCCCCGTAGCCAAGCCCTTCCGGCCGCTTATACGCTATCCGCCCAAAATTGCGGGTACTGTTTCCTCGCAATTTCTTCCGCCGGCCGCATGTACGGCCGCGCCTTCAGCTTGTACTTCTGCCCCTTCTTATTGACGGCAATGCCGCCGAACTCCAGCACGTGCGGAACGTCTTCGCCGGCCGCCTGGAACTTCACTGGGCCGACGATTGCGCCGGGGTTCAAAGATTGCTCGCGAACCGCATCCCACCAGATCATCCGAATACCTGTTTTGGAATGGCCGTGATATCGTGGCGGTTCTCCAGGCTGGGAGACTTTGCGTTTCGTGCCCTTGCGGATTGAACGCCTCGCGATCGTTCGCACGAGGCCGGCTGCCTTCTTGACGTTCTTGAGGTTTGCTTTGCGGATTTCGTCCAGCAGCGAGCCGATTTCGTCAACAACCCGGAATTTGAATTTGAGTCCGAGCCCGCCCTTTCGGTCTAATCCTCGGTATCCCATCAGACAAACACCTTAAGCGCCTCGATGGTTCCTTTGCCGAGCGGAATTGACCGCCGCGACTCCGACCTGTCGAACGGGAAGAAGTCTCGCGGTTCGAACGGCCGGCGCCCCTTGCCGCGATTAATGTTCGCCAGCAAACACATAACGTGCGCCGTTTGCCACCATGCCGCACGCTGCCGGGAGTCGGCCATTTTCACAAGCTCGAACAACTTGAACGGCGCCGGGTCGACGCCGGCGATTCCCGCCAGTTCGTAAATTGTGTCCCAGGTTATCCCGCAGCAATCCGGTCGTCGATTGCCTGCTCCACCTTCTGGAGAGCCCGGCGCGTCGCCGCGTCCAGCTCCGGCGATTCCATCTTGCGAATCGCCAACGTCTGCATTTCGCCGGATATCGTTTGAATTTTCGCCCAGAGAGTTTCCAGCACTCTCCCGACCTCGGGGCGAAATCGGCGAAAAAAATCAATCAGCTCGTCGACGAAAGCCTCGATGGCCGTTCGCAACGTGTCGCCGTTGAGCGACGCGCCGAAAACCTCGTCGCTAACATTACGCGACGCCGCTTGTGGTTGGACGATGGCGTACAGAATATCAGCCATCTTGATAGGGTCGTCGGCGATGTCGACGAGAATAGAACCCTCTCGCGCTTCGAGAAGGTTTACGCCGGTCATAGACTGAACGCGCTTGATAGACGCAACCGTCAGATCGAGCGACCAGTCCATCTTGTTCGCATCGGTGAAAATTCGCATGGGGGGGTGCGTTTCCTTAGCTTGTCGGTTGGGCTTGCAACCAGTTCCAAACCTCTTTTTGCGTGCCGGCGTACACGACCAGAGAATACGAATCGAGTGCTTCCCACGTGCCGTCGAGGTTGAATCGGACGGTATAGGTCGTGCTCAATGCAGCGAGTTTTGTTGCTAGCGAATCGCTTGTGATTTCAGCCATAAATGGGGAATCCTTTGCTAAGCCTTGGTGTACCAGGAGGGAGCGGCGCTGGAGTTCTTCACGGGCCGCACGGTAACGTCGACCGTGAGCGCCTCGCCGAGATTCTCGCCGCGCGAGAATGACTTGACCATGCAGATTGCGCGAAGGCCTTGCGTTCCAGTCGTGGAGTACACGCCGTCGCACACAAGCGCTTCGACCGAGGTCTTTGCGAAGAAAGCCGTCTGCAATGCCGTGAAGGCCGTATCTGCCGTGTCCCAGAGCATCGAGAAATTGACACTGGCGTCAATCAGCCCGTCGGCGTATTCTTTGAATCCGCCGGATGCGCGGGTGGTTACGTCGACCTCGTCCTTTTCTAAGCTCAGCGTAACGTCTTTTACGTTACTGATGAGCGTCCATACGGGGACGGCGTACGTACCCGTGTTGTAGTAGAGTTTGGCGTTTTCGCTAAGTACGTGCGCCATTATTGGAAGCCCTTATATTGTACCGTTACAATTGCCTGGAACAGGCCTTCGGCCTCGCTCGCGTCGATTGAAAACGGCTCGGATTGTGTCAGACCTGTCGGAGTAAACGCCCCGACCGGTGTTGCGATTAGGTCGTCTTTGATTGCCTGCACCAGCGTCAGCAGTGCCCCCGTTTCGGTCTCGGGGGTGGTTATCGGTTTGCGAACCACGATCGGTATGTTGATAAGCACTTCGCACATACCGGCCCGGTTTAGCTTTGTCCAGGTCTCCGGCCCGCTCAGTACCGTCACCTCCAGCCCGGTCGTTTCCTCGCGCACAAACTTTGGGTGGAACCTCTTGGTCGCCGTGAAGGTCGGCGAGTATGTCACGGCGTTTAGCCGCGACACGACGAGGCCCATTAGCGTTTCGAGGTTGGAGGCCACTAGAGTTCCTTCGTGTGCACGCGAATGACTTGGCGCGACTGGTCGGTATACTTCCAGTTCGCCTCGCCGCCCACCGCGAGCACTGCCTTGGATTGCCCGTTGTCGGTGATAACGTCGCCGCGCGTCGGCACCGTTGCCGCCCCGCTGAAGATAAGTTCTTCAGCGAGGATTAGATAATCGCGCGACTTGTGTTGCGTCATAATGTCGCCCGACTCAACCTCTAGAACCGTCAGACCGGGAATCGCTGTCAAGCTCAGCGATGAAGCCCCGCGCGTGTACGTGATCGGGATGCCCGAGACTCGACGAGTCTGCTTGAAAATCCCGGCCACCGCGTTGTCAATCAGGTTCGCCATGAAACCGCCCCGTGTTAGGTGGTCAGGATGGTTTCGGTCGAGAGGATGCTATCGGTAACGACGATCGGAATGCCGAACGCGTCTGCCGGGAACGGGGCCGGCTGGCCGGTCGGGTTCGTAGCCGTTCGGCTGTTCTGCAACTGCTTCCAAGATCGCCGGTTCATGGCGATGAGGTTCGGCATGGAATCGACCGGGAACTTGGCGATCGCCGCCGCGATCAGGTCGTCTGTCAACCCCTTGCCGGCGTCTTCGGTCAGGTTGCCGATACGAACGGCGCTGTAGGTCGAGCCAATCTTCAGACCCGTCCAGGCGCAAATCGGAACATAGTACGCCGGGAAGTTGCCAGTCGCCGAGCCGGCCCGCTCGACAATCTGCTGGTCGCCGATGGAAATAACGCCATCTTGCCCCCAGAGCACCTCCAGGTTCGACGGGCCAGTCCGCATCAGCCACGCGCTCGAACCGGTCGAAGCCGTCGAGCCGCCGGCGTTCACGACAAGGTCATCATTGCTCTGAGCATATGCCGCCAGCGTAGCCAGACCGGCAAAGCCTGTGGCATCGTTGCCGGTGCCGTAAATGATTTGTTCCTCGACCTCCCGCATGGCCTGTCGCAAGTGCGACATGGCCTCCTCGGCCATCAGGTGCGCCGCCCCCCGCTCGTCGCATTGGGCTGCCGCGATATCCACCGCGAACGACGCGTCGAGCACGGCCAGCGTAGCCGTCACCTGCGCACGGGTAGCAACCGTTGTTTCGATGCCGTCATTAACGGCACGGAAGCCGACGGCCGGGTTAGCCGACTGCCGATTGTAAATGAACGTGTAACCCTTGACGGTACGGGCCGCCATCCGGCTGAGCAGGGGCGCCGCGTCGAGAACGTCATTTATCAGCAAGTCCATGTCGGTCTTGTTGAAGGTCGCGACGTTCGCACTG